CTCCGAGTAACATCAGTCTATCTGCTACTTGTTGTCGGCTTCCGGGGTTAAAAGCTGTTATCTTCGTCTTTAACTGTTTACCTGTTTTCTCGCTTACTCTCTCTTGAACCAGTGGCGGAAATGTAAGTTGCAATTCACCCTCAATATCAGCCAGTTCACCTGACAATTTAGCCACCAATGCCTGAGCTTCTTGACTATTAAACTTGAAACCATGCTTTTCCTGCTTTCCTATTATGTAAGCTACCTCGTGCTCTAAGTCCACACTCTCGCCCCAATCGCTCAACTCCTCTGATAACTTAGCATATAGCTCAACCGTTACTGCTACGTCTTGTTTGCAGTAGAAGCGGTTAAGGCTATCTACAGGGTCATCATAAGGTGCTGTACTCTTCTTGTCGTACTGTACCCCTTTCATCCAATGCCATATCCGTGAATACTCTACTTTGCGATTCCCAAGTCTTACGCCCCAAGCGCCGAGGCTGTGCCCGTTTTCTAGCGATGGATTGGCGAGTCTGCTCATCACTAACGTATCTCTCAACCGCTTCATGCCAACCCTCGTCCCCCAAACTCTGTTCAGTATAGGTACATCGAATCCTATTAAGTTGTGCCCTACTATCGTGTCTGCCTTGTTTAGCAAGGGTATTAATGTAGTTGATGAAGTGTGACATATGTATTGATTTGTCTCGCTGTTATGTGTGTAGCAAAACCATATTTGGTTATGACTACTGTCTGTCTCTATGTCCAGTGTTAATATCATCTCTGTCTTTCATAATCCTCGGTGCTATGTAGTAGGACACTACCTCCCCCTTGTTTTAACTTACGAGGATAGCTAGATATTTTACCACAAATAAGGCATATCAGTCCACCCAATACTCAAATAACTCTCTCTTTTTAGCTAGGTAGGCTTGATGTGCTTCCTCTTCTGTGTTGAACAACCCTAAATATATCTTGTTCTTTTGAAAATATATCCTAGCTTGCCACTTTCCAAGTTTTCTTTCAAAAGCAGTCCCTTTAGCCTTTTTCATGTTTTGACTATTCTGGGCATGTGTCACAACTCTAAGGTTACAAAGACGATTATCGCCTCTGACACTATTCATATGGTCTATCTGATCTTTAGGAAATTCTCCATGCATGAGATACCAAGCTAATCTATGTGCATAGTGTATTTTATTTAATACTCTAATTTGAAAATAACCTTTACCTCTATTGCTTCCAGTAAACCAACCTTTATTTATAAAGCCGTTTACTTTTACATTATCTAACCATTTAAACAAGCCTGTTTCTGGGTCATAGGTTATGTTATCTTCTATCAAAGGTTCTCGCGTGTACTTTTTAGGCATTACAACTTCTCCAGTTCAATCTCCACTAGTTTAGCATACCCACCAACATCGTGCCAGCTGTCAGCATAGAAGGGGTCGCCGTTCGCTATACGTGCTAGTTTGTTACAGATTAAATCTAAACTCTCTTGCATGTACGGCTCCATTATAACCCAACTAGGCGCTGTACGCAACACATTCTTTAACAATTGTGATGTTTCTGCTACCTCTTTATACTCACCATAGCGCTTACCGCGTGTATCTAATGTTTCTTGTATGTTATTCATCTGTTCCACATCTCTTTCATTTTAAGTTCATGCTCTGCTAACTCTCGCTTGCGTTCCTCTTCATCTATCCGTATGTCGAATATCTTGTCAGCTAACAACGCCCTCTCTAGCTGTGTTAGCGGCGGATATCGTGTGTTATCACTCATGTTCGTACATCGCTTTAACTAAGTGGTAGAATTTAATCAACTCTTTGTCATACTTACAAGACCAGTCTACCACCTCACCCTCCGGCTTATAACTTTCATCCCGCCACATACAAAACCCAGCATCTTCAGCCAAGTCTCTAATCTCCTCTGTGAACTCTAGGTCAGCTTCATAATCAGGCGCTAGATACTTAGCTTCACTAATACCTGCTTTTATTGCAGTGAGTATACCTAACCGCGTCAAGGCTACTACTGCCTCTGGTGGAAAGTCAAACTGGTAGACAGCACTGCCATCTTCGTTCTCACGTAATAGGGTTACGTTGCCCGTTCCTTCATCATTCATAAGTTACCTTCTCTTTTGCACCAGACAGCTTTGCCATCCTTGTTAATAAATCATTCAACGGCTCTAACATCATAACCCTACAACAGCTAAGTGTAATGGGGCTGAACTCAGTACCGCTATCACTCTCTTCCACTCTGTTCAAATACTTATTAAAGAACTCTTTAACGAGCCCTTGCAGTATTAAAGCATTCTTTTCATTACGCATCTCAGCGCCTATTTCCTCATAGTCCATCACCTCACCACTCACTTTCATCAGCAACATTGACAGTCATCGTAGTACAGAGACCATTGTATATTGTCACCCAACTCATTGTTATGATAGACCCGATACCTGAGCTGCTATCACATTCAATGGTTATGTCAGATACAATGTTGTTTAGTTCTACAACCTCGTTAATCTTTTCTACAGCACTAGGTAACAATGTTACTTTAGCCATAATTCTTCTCCTTTAATTTAGCTTCAATGGCGTGTAAAGTTGATGCGGCAATTCTATAAAATCCAACCGTTGTTTCTGGATACCATTGTAACACCCAAACGTTATCCTCAACTACAGCCTTGTCCCATTCATCTGGCGACACGAAGTCTTTAGCGTCATAAAACTGGTCGATTGTTTCGCCAACACCCCGATGCTCATTATGTTTAAGATGTAGGTCGTACTTGTGTTCTGGTAGCCAATTCATGCGTTCTTCTCCTTTAACTTGTCTTCAATGGCGCGGGCAATACTATGGTACAGAGTTTTGTTTGCTGCATTGTACGCAGCGATGGCGGGAAAAACCTGCTCAACTTCCTCATCCGTCAGCTCAACCCAAGGCTTGTGTGTTTCCAGCGGTGCACCTTCATACATATCTTTGACGGAAACGTGATCTTCACTCATACCAACACATTCCTGCACAATTGATTCAGCAAACGCTTGTAAACATAGTTGAAAATGAGGGTTAGGCTCTACGTCTAAACTCCAAATCTTATCAGCAAGTTTTTTAATTCGTTCGTTCATAGTTCCTCTCCTTTAACTTAGCCTCAACTCCCTCAGCAACACCCTTACCGCTACACCAGAATTGCCAGCCTGTGCCAAGCGTGTTTCCATCAACAATCTGCTCCACCTCCTCCTCGGTTAACCCAACCCAAGGCTTCTGTGTTTCCGGCGGGGCACCTTTATACACATCTTTGACGGAAACGTGGTTTTCACTCATTTGTTCTTCTCCATCTTGGAAAAACTCGTCCTGCTCATCGGCAGACATCTGAGCAAAGGTCTGAAAGTGGTTCTCACCACAACAGTGAAATTTCACCTTCTCACACCCGCAGTAACAGCAATACTGCGTGTCATCAGCCATCAGTTCTTTTCGTGTCATAACATACCCTTAATTAAAATAAGTTAACCAATTTACGCAGGTAGGCGCTATGTCATATAGGTAGCTACTATCTACACACTCTACCTGCACCCAGTCCAGCGCTGTTTCTGATGCATAGTAGCACCCTATAACAGTGTCGCCTATCGCTTCAGTAATTATCATAACGGTTCCTCCGATAATAATGTTGTTTCACTCAGTATACCATTCTTTTGGTCATATAGCAAGCCAAATTTCATACCTGTCGCACGCCCTGTAAACCTATCCTTAAGCACCCTGAACGTTGTTGTCTGCCTCTTTATAGGGTCTTCTTCTTGCTTGTTACGCTCCAATCCAAACATGTAATGGCTCCAACGTGCAATAGACCTACTACCTGTAAAGTGCTTCTCCATTACCCGACCCCCTTCTTCGTGGGGCTTACCATCAGGCGTGGTCAAGTGACTAATGAAGTGAATGATAACACCCAGCTCCTGCGCCAACCCTGCCATGTCCGCCATGATACCGTCTAGTGCCCTACGCTCGTCCTGTTCGTTCGCTGACAAGGCCGTCAAGTGGTCTAAATAGATATGCTCGATGTCATATGCTTTGTTAAAGTATTTGATGATGCCCTTGATGGTCTTCCAATCCATCGTGCCGAAGTGCTCCATCATGTACAGTTGGTCGCGGTTCTCCAGCCTATCAATCGATTTAACATATTGGTCTCTAGTCCATTCGCCATCAGGTATGTGATATAGCTTCTTGTCCAACTTACCCATCACACGTTGTGCGGTTTCGACCACGTTCTGCTCTAAATAGATAACACCTACCTTCAACCCTAGCGTATCAATGTCGTATGCTATTTGTTGTGTAAAGATATCAGTCTTACCAACCCCGACACCTGCACCAAAGCCAAACAACTCACCCTTACGCCGCCCATACGTCAACTCAGTCAATGTAGGGAAGCACCACGGCACACCCGCTACAGGTGGCATCAGTAGGCGGTCGCGAATGTCCGCCATTGTAACAATACCTTCAGGCTTATATTGTTCTGCCGACCACCATGCCTTTACATAATCTACTTCATGTCTATCTGTTAAGTAATCACATGCATCTTTATAATCAACTGAATTCTTAATTACTTTAGCTTTATTGCCGAATAACTCAGCCACCTCTGCCGATGCTTTCAACCCAGCTTCATCTCCGTCAAAGGATATAACAATACAATCAAACGAATCAAGCCACTCAAACTGCTCTTTGCAATCCCCCAGTGCGCTCCCTGCTCCAGTGCGAATACTAACAACGGGATAATTACCTAACATTTGATATGCCGCTAATGCATCATATTCACCCTCAGTAATAGTTACATATTTACCGCCCTTTGTAAATAACTGTTGACCGAATAACAATGTCTTCTGTTTATCCCCTTCAAACCACATCTTCTTTTCTACATTACGCACCTTCTGACCTTGAATGTTACCGGCCTTGTTGTAATAGGGAAATATAGTCAAGTTGTCCGTTTGAGTAACATTATACTTGGTGGCTGTTGCAAAGGTTATCCGTCTATCCTTAAAACCCCCCACAAACGCATCAGGACGCTCTGTAACGCCTTTGATGGGCTTAGGTGATGGCATAGGTAGGGTAGGGGTCTCTGAACCCGTAGAAAGCCTTGTATACTTACCGCATGAAAAGCACTTAGTCGACCCATCTAGGTTAACAGTTAACCCTTTCGATGATTCGCAGTCGGTGCATTGTTTATGTGTCGCCTCATAAGTCATAACGTCCAGCCCTCATGTAACACTTCCATTGCCTCTATCTCGGCAATCGTTAACGCTCTGCCCTTCTTTTCTATAAAGAGGTTGCTTAGAAAATCATTCATACCAATTGAAGCAATTAACTCATATGCATCACTCAATGTAGCGTAATGTATATATTCGTCATAGTCTTTATTAGTCATCTGTTTATATCCTTTATTTAATTAATTAGCCTATATACTACATACTATATAGGGGTTGCTTAGAATAATATTAATAGATTATAAGCAACCCTAATTAGTTGTTATAGTATTCATAGGCATTATAGTCGTCATAGTCTATATAGTCTATGATAGCAAAATCCATGCCAACTTCGTGTGTTATATCCCCCTTAGTAATAACTTCTACGTCATCCATAAAACTATAACACTTTAAGCATACGTCCATGTAGTCATTAGTAGCTACACTCCGCACCGCTAATTCATAGGGTGTTAATATTACATTGCAACAAGTACATCTAGACATTTAATCCTCCATTATCAAAACAATTAATCCAGTTATAGCTAATATACATATTGAAATTAACATTGATTTACCTCTACTTTAACCAATTTAAATATCTCAGGGTCATTGTTATTTACTTCAAGCCAGTCAATTGCAATTAGCCTTTCCGTAGTTTGAAATACAACTACATTAGTCCACTTAGTCAATATCTGATACATGTGTTACCCCTCCCAATGTTACTGATTGTATCGTGGCCCTATTAACGGCCCTGTAGCCCTTTGAAATGGTATCATATAGGGTTATATACGTGTCAGGGTTTAAAGTGCTTACACCCCCTTTCAGATACCGTGTCACGCCTAATCGCCCATGCATAACCCGCAGCGAGCCATCACGTTTTCTAAATGTTACTGAAACAAACCGTCCTGCACTGGCTAACAATAATTCATCAAGCATATATACACCTCTTTTCTAATATGTCATTCTTAAACCACGTCAATGCTTCTGGCGACAACGCTTTATAGATATCTATTACACTATCACGTATGTATACGCTAACAATGTATGCGCTTAAACTGTCTGGCGCTAGTTCATATTCCACGTCATACCGTACACCCCAATATGTTATCGTTTTTACATGCTCGCTCATGTTGTTAAACCCCGCACCAAGGCCGCCACGTGGTGCATACGCGCTTGTAGTGTGATAGACCTAGTGATACGCCACTTTGCCGCTTGTACGCTTTTAACGGGTCGTGTGGTTTCGGTGTAGGGGTTGACCAGTGCCACGCTGTTTACATGTTGCACAACTAAGAATTGTTTATATGTGATAGTTTTCATTGTAATAATCTCATTGTCGGGTAAAAACACCCACGCAAACCCGTCTTAAGGGCTTGCATTGGTGTTCTAGTCTAAATAGTATAGTTGGTCTTGAATTGACGTTTTAACATGCTCTGATAACACGTCATATAGGTCGCCCGTGCTGTCTAAATGTATAGACTGAATATCAATATACACCTCGCCTTCCTCGCCTTGTTCGCGAGTGTAATAGACTCTAAAATATAGGTCGTTTGTTTTGATGTACGCGGTTTGAATAGTCATTACTGTGTCCAAACGTCAAAGTACATAGCTAAGAGCATAACGCCTAAGCCAAGCATTAAAATATAGGCGCATGCGTTTGTCACCCAGTGTAATAGTGTTTTCATGATAACCCTTTAATGTTAGTTGCGTGAATAATGTATTGGCCTCTCATAACGACCGCATTCATCCCTATAGATAGATACATAATGACCATATCGTGAGCCGTCATCAAATGTAAGTGACCTTGTTTCATCATAATTTAGAGGTGTACAGTCCCACATATGCGCGATGCTTTCCGCGTCTAGTGCCTCTTGTAGTGTTTCAAATCTATTTTTCATGTCATCCCCTTAGTGCTGTTTGTAGCTAACATTAGCAACTGTCTTGTCCCAGCATGCGCGACAATCCCCGCAAACGTTCTTACGTGTATAAGCCTCGCATAGTGTACCAATTGGGGCTTTTTTATTGTGTACTGTGCTGGTATGCGTAAACGTAGGCGCGTCGCCGTCTACCATAGCGCCCGACAGCCGTACAACTAGGTTAGTTGGGAACGCGCCGAACGTATCAACAAATTTATTGATTAACCCTTTCTCTTTTGTGGGTAACCAGAATGATACAGTAGGTAAAGCCTCGCACACAGCCACTATATTAAGTAGGTGTTGGAAGCTCTGAATATCACCGCTATCGTGCCACCTAAAATAAGTTGTCTTGGAATGACCGATTTGCTTAACCATGGCGGGAACCCATTGTTTATGGTACAGACTCGCAGCCCGTGTGATATGGGCTTTGACTACGGTCGGATAGCTATAGTTTGCTTTTAATGCATAGCAACCGTGACAGACGCTGCCAACTATCTTAGCTAGTTTGCTGCCTACTTTGCAGCCGTGAGCGCTTATGCCATACGATAACCCGGGCATTTTGCTGGGGTTTCCTAGTGAGCCGGATATAGCCTTGGCGGCTTTTAGTGTGAGTGTTTGCATGGTGTGTTCCTTGTCTAGGTTAGTGGTTGAGATAACTATTATAAGTCATCAGGAAAACCCCCACTAGTTGTAGGGGCTTTGCCGATTACTTTACGCTATAGATTAAACCGTCTACCAATTTAACACTGGCAAAGAACTCGCGCTTGTGACCGGTAATATGTGGCCGATTGCATCCTACTAATTGACCATTAGCGACATATTCAGGCCCGAACATACTAGTCTCTATATAGTGCAAGGGCTTGCCTACATTTTCTTTTAGTTCTTTTTTGCTTGCGTAGTCTAATATTATCATGACGTGTTTCCTGTCTGGTTTAGTGGTTGTTGGCTTAGTTAGATTTTAACAGTTGTCGTTAACTGAATAGCCACCGCTGGTGCAATGAGCTTTGCAAACTGTAAGCGCATAGCCAGCCAGTCGGTTTCCCGTATTGTGTTTGCAATGTCGTCGCACGTTAACAGTGTGTCGGTGTCGCCAGTATCGATTGCATACTGTGTGGTGTAACGTAAGCCGTTGTCGCGAATGCTGCGGCGTGTTGTTTGATATATAGTGCGTGTCATTGTGTGTAACTCTATAAAGTAGGGTAACAACATGTTTCCCATGTTTTATTGCTTGCACGTAGTGTGCCAACTATTAAACCCTATTTTGTGTGTACCTTTGTTTGTCATAACGAATAGATAAACAATTCAGGGATTAATACTGGCGCTTCATTGTGGTGCATAGCGCACTATGTTGGTGCCGCTTTGCTTCATTGTGGTGCAAACTGTGGATAACTACTCAAATTGTGGATAACTTATTAGCCTGTGGATAACTTGTTTATCATGGCTATCATGTGCTGCTGTAGTCTGTCTATAGCGTCCCACCTCAGTCCCCACACTCAATAGCTCGACTACTCTTATGTCTTATACAAGACTACTCTTATGTCTTATAGAAGACTACTCTGTGTGTAAGTGCTTACTATCATCGCAAGCCAATACCAGCACCATTCTATATAGGGGGCGGGGGAGGGGAACTCGTCGATGTGATTATTGTAGTACCCGCCCAGATACAAAATAAGTCAAAATAAGGTTTAATTAGGTTTAATTAGGGACAGATCAAATAACACCTATATAGACTATAACGGTTGATATCAAACAATAAAAGCACCTTAAAAGACGGTAACAGTCTATAACATTATTAACCACCGGTCGAGATCATCAATACCTAGCCCTAATAACGTCATAGTGGTTGCTTAGGAAAATCGTTAAAAGAAAAGATATGAAA